CCAGATCTAGGTGGTAAAAACCGTAACGAGCTTTACCGTATCGCAGATGTCATGGGTTATCTAACAACTGTTACTACTGGTGAAGGTAAAAATGCCCGCGTTATTAATTTCAAACCTTCGCCTACACATCATGCGAAAAACTCAGGTGCTTTAGGCGGTGAAACCGGTGAAGTGTGGGTACCTGATCTTAAAGCACACCCTACTTTCTTGGCTGACCTGATTACTCAAGCTAAAGATCACATTAACACCTTAACGCCTGCACAACTTGCAGCAGCTAAAGCCCAAGAAGAGCTAGAAAACTGGAAACAAAGCTGTGAAGAAGCTGAGCATGCAGGTGACCTTAATCAATTAACTGAGTCGCTTGATAAAGAACACATGTATTACCAGAACATGCGACAAGCAATGTTAATGAGAGCTAAAGCATTGAATTGCACGTTTGATAAGCAACGTGGCACTTGGATTAGTCCACCAGAATTTAACGGTATCTCAGATCAACAAAGAGATGAACTTCAAAACTTCATAGCTGAACGCGGCCTAGACGTGAAAACAGTTTGTGAACACTTCGGCATAGATGCCCTTATCCAAATTGAAGCAGCAAAACTACCAGCAGTTAAACAAGACATTGAAACATTAGCGAAAACGGGGATGACAGCATGAAAATTCTAAATAAAGTTGAAGCCAAACTTGCTTGGGCCAACGGTGAATTACTTTTAGTAAATAATACTGAGCGTAATGGCTGGGAACCATTTAACCCTTATGACTTTGGCTTTGATGTTTTTGATAAATTCGAATTTCAATTAAAGCCTAGAACTATTTTTATTGGCGAATTTGAGGTACCTGAACCATTAAAAGAAGCGCCAGCTAAAGGTTCTACTTGCTCTTACCCAAGTCCAACTGTTGAATTAGGTGTGCAGCAGTTTAAGTGGAATGGTTCAAAAGGACAATTACGCATGCTTCAGCATGGCCAAGTCCACTCAAGTTTTGATAATGCTTTTGCTCATTGCTGCGCCATTATCAAAGTAAGTGGAGGTGAGTTTGCTGAAGATATGCTCAAACTTCTGAACAAGCCAACTGATGAAGTTGAAGAAGAAAAGCCTTTAGAAAATGAAGTTGAGAAATCACCTCAGGTTAATACTGAAAAAACAGTAATTGAAGAGCCTACTAAAGATTTAAAAGAGGATCTCGATAGTGCAATTGTTGTTACTGAGGAGTCTTATGTTTCATCATCCGAGGATCTATTAGTTCCAGAAACTAACGAGCCTAAAGTAGATCCAGAATATCAGCAAACCCTAGATACTCTTCTACAGCGTGTAAAAGAGTCAAAAACACCTGCAGAAGTAAATGCGGTTTATCGTTATACCCGCACATGGGATGACGAACAAATGAAGCCTATCCTTCTCGCCACTCACAAACGTCTTGAAGAGCTAGAAAAAGAAAAGGCATCTGCTAATGAGCCACCCTCTTTAATGGTTCAAATCCAAACTGCACCAGACCTTACAACGCTAGATGCTTTGGAAATAGACGTGGCTGCACGAGATCCGCAGATTCAACCGAAGCTAATGGGGTATGTGAGAAAACGCCGCTATGAATTAGAGAATCCTACACCTACTCAACAAGAATCTACCCCTGATTATTTATTAGTGGACGGTTTCTAACATGAAAGATCAGTACAAGAAAGTGAGCCAAAAACACATGCTTGGTTTTATGTACTACTTGCAATTGCTGGGCTACGTAATAGTCCGGCAAGGCATGGATCAAGCAATGTTTCTAACCAAGCATTATGCGGTACCTGTAGCTTGGCGGCGCATAACGATCGACTATCACAACCGGTTAAATAAACCTGCCCAGCAGCTTTATAAAGAGTTTGTTGAGTGGACTAAAGAAGAATATTTGAGGGCTTAGGTAATGATTGATCTAAATAAAAAAAGAGAAGCTTTTGAAAGATTTCATGCCAAAGAATGTAATTGCAGTTATGAAAGTTTAAAACGTCAACTAGATAGACAAGAGGCACTAACAGGACACAGATATTTACCAACTAGTCCTCGTCATGAAGCTTGGTTGATTTGGGATGCCGCATGGAATGACGCCAGTGCTCAGGTGTTGCCAACTTGGATCAGCGTGGATGATGAATGGCCACCTACTGACATAATGGTACTTATTTGTTGGGCTGATGCACCTGATGTTACCCCCGAACAAGACTATATGACTATTGATGAAGATTTAAATAGTGTATGGGCAAATTATCATAATGATCCGCCTTCACACTGGATGCATTTTCATAGTGTGCCAAACGTATCTGGAGCTGCTAATGAGTAAGGTTATTGGTGAAGTTAATTTGAACCCTAGCCGTATTGAAGGTACTCCGGATCAGGTGGCTCTTCATATTTTTGAAGAAATCATTTGTCCAAGTACTGAGGAGCTTATCAAAAACAATCCGGAAGCTGCAAAAGTTTTTGCATATCACATTTTTGGTTTAGCGCTTTCTCAGCTAGCCGAATTCCATTCAACTAAAAGTTTAGATAAAGCTGTAACCGTTACTCTTCACAACCTTTTGCGTCAATTGAAGAAAGAACGTAATGAGTTGAGGAGCTAATGGATGAGTGAAGTAAAAGTTAAAACATGTGATTTTTGTGATGATGGAAATGGTGAATGCATTTACCCCTATTACGGTCTTGCCCCTCATATTCACACAAAGCCAATTGGGGGCACCGTATTTCTAAACGAGTCATTACCTGAAAACTTCTGTCCTGATGGGGATGGTTTAGGCATGTATACACATTGTCTGAATTGTGGGGGTGACGGCACCTATGAGGGTACTCAATTAGAAGTTAAAGCGGAAAGTAAGGAGGAGTAAATGTTAAAAGATCTGAGAAATCTATCTGATGCAGAGCAACAAGAATATTTGGATCGCTTCATAATGGCTAATGAAGAACAGAAGTTTCCTCAAGAGGTTGTAGCACTTTATTTAGATTGCTCGCCTTGGACATTAGCTAGAATGCGTTGTGATCAATCATCACTGCCTTTCTCGAAAATTGGGAGACGTGTTTCATATAAAAAGAAAGACGTTTTGAAATATGAGCAAAGCAAGACTGTGCTTAATACAGCACAGCTTGCAACAGTTTAAGGCGGTTAAACCGCCTTTATTTCTTTTAATCTTTCTGCCCAAACAGATTGGTAATTAAAGCAATCAATCTTGCCTTGATACACCGCTTCAATCATGTTCATTGAAGCTCTTAATTCCTCATCTGGAATTTGAACATATCCACCTGTCACATCAATTCTTGGTTTAGCCGTGTGATTAAGAAGTCTTTTTGTCACATAAATATTAAATCTTAAAAGGTTGCATATAGTGGCAAATGTACGGCGGAAATCATGCATTGAAACGTAATAGTCAACTTCTTTACCCACTCTATTCAATAATGTATCTACCTTAGTCGCATGCATATTCCACGAAGTAGGCATCTTAGTAGCTGGGAAAACCCAATCGTTTTCTCTTAATAACCAACGTTCACGCAAAATACTGTGTAGATGATCACCAATAGGAAAAGTATGATCTGAACCATTTTTGGTATCTCTAAAAGTTAAGGTACCATTTTTAATATCTACATCAGCCCACTTTAGACAACATGCCTCCTGTTTACGGCATCCCGTATACATGCACATCAATACGATATCCCGATGCGTGTTTGACCTAGCAGTATTTTCCAGATTTAACTCATCTTCATAATGAAGCACCGCATTGTAATATTTGTGAATGATGTCTTTATGGAGATGTCTATCCCTACTTGCTATTTTATTCCAACCTCTTGTTGCGGAAATAATGTCAACTGGATTACTTTTAAGGATCGGGTTCTCATCTGTTGAATAAAGAACATGAATATACTTCCATAAGGTACCTAAAAGAGATACAGCACCATTTGCTGACGACTCACTTACTTCTGATACCTCAATAAATCGATCCAATACTTCTTGCTTAGATATCTGGAAAAGCTTTTTATTGCCCCACCCCAAATATAAATCAAAGTACTTACGGTACTGCCTAATTGTTTTTGGTCTAAAGTCATTTCTATCAATATAAATTTGAAGGGCTTCATTCACTGTAATATCTAAAGGATTAGCAACATTCTTTAATTTGATAGGCTTTTCATATTCATTGTTTGAAATTTTCGCCAGAATCATCTGAGCTTTTGCTCGAGCATTTGTTGCAGGAATATCGGTAGTTTTGCCAATTGTCACTCGATAGAGTTCACCTTCATGCCTCCTTTCAACAATATAGGTTTTACTTTTATTAGTTACCCGAACTGCAAAACCGATTAGTTCTGCATCTCTATATATTTTTTGACCTTTTTCAGTTAATGGAATAGCATCAACAGTAGATTTGTTGAGTTTCATGTCTTAAACCTGTTTTAGCGAAATTTGATTTAACCATGTTTCTCAACAGTCTACAAATAGTCTACAAGCGTTTTTAGTTAATAATAAAATACGTCATTTTCTGATTATAAATTCTTGTTTTCATTTACTTTATTAAAAATACAAAAACCACAGTTATATTATAAAAGAAGTAAAAGATGCTTTTGCATACTGTCCAAACCTAGTGAGTTTTTGATGTTCGTATTATTTTTGATGAGTGTGTAGGGATAATCACTAAAGTGTGGAGTAAGTGTGGAGAAATACGGATAATTTAGCGTATGATGAGTTGAAGCACTTTCTATAGCCAGATTTTCTATGTTTGATCATTCTTTTTCTTTTGATTGCCAAGATAAAGTTATTCTTGTGGTAGAAGATGACTACGATATTGGCGACATTATTGAAAATTATTTAAAACGTGAAGGCATGAGTGTTATTCGGGCTATGAATGGAAAACAAGCGATTGAATTGCATGCGAGCCAACCCATCGATTTAATTTTACTTGATATTAAATTACCCGAATTAAACGGTTGGGAAGTATTAAATAAAATACGCCAAAAAGCTCAGACTCCCGTGATCATGTTGACGGCGCTAGATCAAGATATTGATAAAGTTATGGCATTACGCATAGGTGCAGATGACTTTGTGGTGAAGCCTTTTAACCCAAATGAAGTCATCGCTAGAGTTCAGGCAGTCTTAAGACGTACTCAGTTTGCAAACAAAGTAACTAATAAAAATAAACTCTATAAAAATATTGAAATTGATACCGACACTCATAGCGTTTATATACACTCTGAGAATAAGAAGATCTTGCTTAATCTGACGCTGACTGAATATAAAATTATTTCATTCATGATTGACCAACCTCATAAAGTTTTTACGCGCGGAGAACTTATGAATCACTGCATGAATGATAGCGATGCACTAGAGCGAACCGTAGATAGCCATGTAAGTAAGCTGAGAAAAAAACTAGAAGAACAAGGCATATTTCAAATGTTAATTAATGTGCGTGGCGTGGGATATAGGCTAGATAATCCCCTAGCTGTAAAAGATGACGCCTAAATAATATTAAAAAATAGCTAGGGAATATTTTATGAAAAGTAAGTTAGGAATTAGTAAGCAACTTTTTATTGCCTTAACTATTGTAAATTTAAGCGTTACGCTATTTTCTGTAGTACTGGGTTATGTCATTTATAACTATGCGATTGAAAAAGGCTGGATTAGTTTAAGCTCATTTCAACAAGAAGATTGGACCAGTTTTCATTTTGTAGACTGGATTTGGTTAGCCACTGTTATCTTTTGCGGCTGTATTATTTCATTAGTGATTGGCATGCGCCTCGCAAAGCGTTTTATTGTGCCAATTAACTTCTTAGCCGAAGCAGCAAAAAAAATTAGTCACGGCGACCTCTCTGCTAGAGCTTACGATAATAGAATTCACTCCGCCGAAATGTCGGAGCTTTTATATAATTTTAATGATATGGCTCAAAAGCTAGAGGTTTCTGTTAAAAATGCGCAGGTTTGGAATGCAGCCATCGCACATGAGTTAAGAACGCCTATAACGATATTACAAGGTCGTTTACAAGGCATCATCGACGGTGTTTTTAAACCTGATGAAGTCCTATTTAAAAGCCTTTTAAATCAAGTTGAAGTTTTATCTCACTTAGTCGAAGACTTACGGACTTTAAGCTTAGTAGAGAACCAGCAACTCCGGTTAAATTATGAATTGTTTGACTTTAAGGCGGTAGTTGAAAAAGTTCTTAAAGCATTTGAAGATCGTTTGGATCAAGCTAAGCTAGTACCAGAACTTGACCTAACTTCCACTCCTGTATATTGCGACCGCCGTCGTATTGAGCAAGTTTTAATTGCTTTAATTGATAATGCTATACGCTATTCACATGCAGGCAAACTTAAAATTTCCTCGGAAGTGGTATCACAAAACTGGATATTAAAAATTGAGGATGAAGGCCCCGGCATTGCAACCGAGTTCCAAGACGATTTATTTAAGCCTTTCTTTAGATTAGAAGAATCAAGGAATAAAGAATTTGGCGGCACAGGTTTAGGTCTTGCTGTTGTACATGCAATTATTGTGGCACTGAAAGGCACTATTCAATATAGCAATCAAGGCTCGAAAAGTATTTTCACCATAAAAATTTCTATGAATAACTAAATGACTTCCTGATCCCAAGCTGTCTTTTGACTTTTTCACTTAAAATTTTTATTGAAATGCCATATCTAACCTAACCAAGATTTATAAAATAATTTTTATAATAGACCTCTTGCGAAAGTAAAAACCACCTCAATCTAAATTTCATG